GCTTAGAAAAATCAAACACAAAAACAATAGCAAGCATTTAACATTATGGAACAGAACGAAACACCTAAGACCCATTGGAAAGTCCTAACAAACCCAAACTACATTGGGGCTTATTGTATGCCATCTGATGGCACTAACATAGTGCTAACGATTAAAAACGTAACAAGGGAAATTGTTATAGGCGATGCAGGTAAGAAAGAGGAATGTACGGTAGCCTATTTCCAAGAGGATAGCAAGCCGATGATTTTAAACCGTACCAACTGTAAAGCTATTACTATGGCTTACAAAACACCCTACATTGAAGAATGGGCGGGCTGCAAAGTAGAGATTACAGTAGCTAATGTTAAAGTCGGTGGCGAAACAGTAGAGGCACTACGCATACTACCCAAAGTACCCGTTACGACCAAGCCCGAACTGAAACTTAACTCAGCAGCTTTCACCAAGGCAGCAGACTATATTAAAGGCGGTGGCAAGATAGAAGCCATCAAAGACAAATACACCGTTTCACCCGAAGTAGAAAAAGCCCTATATGCACCAATTAAGTAACGACAGGATAGGTAAATTTACCGCAAGCCGAATTAGCGAACTTACCATTGGTGTTCGTGGCGGCTCGGCTGCCCGTGATAAGTACATAGGTCAAAAAGCCGTAGAGAAGCTAACAGGCATTGTTAATCGCAGCGTTAAGACCTATGCCATAGAACACGGACAGTTTAATGAATACGAAGCCTTAGAGGCGTTTAAAAACGTATCGGGACTAAATATTATATACGGCACTCAACAGTTCTTTAAACTTGACGAGAACAGCGGGGCTACTCCTGATGGCTTCGAGGTGGACTTTGATAATAATATCATAGCTACCATAGATGCCAAATGCCCGCAACCCGATGGCTTCTACGAACAGAAAATGCTTATGGTGAATGAAGGTAAGCCTGAGTTCCAAAACGTGCCTAAAAGCTATTTCTATCAAGCCCAAATGCAGATGATGGCAGCAGGAGTAGATAAGCACTACCTTGTTCGGTACTTAGCGGAATACTTTGAGAACGAGAGTGGCGACCTTATACAGGTAGAACTCCCCTTAGAGCAACGTATCTATTGGTCTGAGATTGACAAAGACGAAAAGGTACAAAGCGAGATAAAAGAACTTATCCGTACCGCAGCAGAAGAACGGGACTTGCTTATTCAAATATACCAAAAACCAATCTTATGATAAACGAGAACTATTGGTCGGAACAGGACAAAGAAGCCCTTAAAGCAGCAGAGAATACCCTCACCGCTGAACAGCTATCCAAACAAATCGGTAAGACCAAATATGCCATTACTACTATGGCTAACCGATACGGGATTACCCTCGTCAAAAAGACACGGCAAAGCGGTGGCGATATATACTACAACGGTTCGCCCTGCTTAATCTTTATGTCGGTGGAACAAATCTGCCGAATTGATAAGAAAAAATATACTACGGGTAGGTAAAAAAAGTACCCATAATATTTTGTAGGTAAAAAATAAAGTTGTAATTTGCACCTCGCAACGCATTCCATTTACAGTCACAAATGAAAAAGCAAATTACATACAATAATAATATTCCCTTGTGGATAGCCTTAGCGGAGTGGAGTGACTGCCACGTTGCAACCGATAAGCTATTACCGCAGGGGATTTAACTTTGTATATAATGGCTAAACGTCCCTATGTTAAATTTTATGTAGACGATTTCTTTGGTTCTTTTAAGACACAAGGAATGACAACCGAGCAAATCGGGGCATACTTCCTTATGCTTATGGCGGCAAGTCAAGAGCAAAACATTGACCTTTTAGATGATGATAATTACCTTGGGACTATTACACGTTTAGGTAAAAAATTTAAAAACCACTCAGCTATTCTAAAAAAATGTTTTGAGAGTGAAAACGGAAGAATATACAACGTAAAGTTAAGGAAAGTTTTAGCTGAGTATGATAAATTTGTTGAAAATCAACGTATTAAGTCAGCAAAGGGTGTTTCTGCAAAACAACCCACGGGTAACCCACAGGCAACCCAAGCCGAACCCGTGGACAACCCAACCAAAACCATAACCAATAACCATAAACCATTAAAAGAAGTAGCTAAAGCTACCAAGAAAGAGATTAAGGATTTAGATTTCCAAGGGCTAAATGAGTACAGGGAACTATGGACTACTTGGATTGAATATAAAAAAGTAACATTTAATTTTAACTACAAAACGCAAAAGTCAGAACAGATAGCCCTTAATGGATTTATCAAGGACACAAATAGCAATCATCTTTACGCAAAGGATGTTATAGAAAAGGCTTTGGCGGAACAATGGAAAGGGTTAATCTTTACCGAGCAGTTGGTAGCTAAATGGAAAGACCGTAAGCCTAATGAAGCAGCACCTGTTACCATAGCCGACCAAAGCAAGATACCGCCCCATAAAGATTTAAGGCTTTTAAATTACGTACAAGAGCAAAGCAAGCAAGAGTTGATAGCTATGTATGGGGAGAATGAAACCGAATTAATAATAGCCGCTAAGACACAGCAGGGGACATTCTACTGCGACGAACAAGGTGAATGGCAAATGCAAAGATAATGGAGGAGATAGAAAAATACATAGCGGCTGGTCTTACCATTATTCCTATTGGTAAAAACAAAGTACCACAGATACAGGGTTGGCAAAAGTACACCAATGCGGACTGTTTATCACAAGAGCATTTGGATAAGCTAAAACGAGCCGAGGCTTATGGTATGGTGTGCAATCAGAATGTGGAAATTTTGGATTTTGACCTTAAAAATTCTGTGGAAGCCGACCTTTTTAGTAGGTTCTGTAATGAGGTAAAGCAGAATGACCCTCACCTTTTGGATAAAATGGTTGTTCAAAAAACAATGAATAATGGCTACCACTTTATTTACAAATGCAGCAAGGTAGAGGGCAGTTTAAAGTTAGCCCTGCGCAAAGCAACAGAGGAGGAAAGCAAGACAGGGGCTAAGTCTTTTACCGTTATTGAAAGCCGAGGTATAGGTTCTCAAATACTTATAGCCCCAAGTAAAGGCTATGCTTTTAAGAAAAGGTCTATCTTAGATATTCAGACCATAACCGAGGAAGAAAGGGACTTACTGTTTACCATAGCCCGTAGCTTTAATACATTTAACGATATTATTTTACCATCACCAAAGCCTGAGAAACAAAAGAAAAGCATAGTAGGTAAAAGCATTTGGGATATATTTAACGACACCGACGAGGGCTTAACAATTTTAGAAAACAACGGGTGGAAGATAGTAGGGGAAAAAGGTGAAGATATTTTACTGAAAAGGTCGGGGGCGACAACAGCCGCACACAGCGCATATTACCACAGGAACACACACATATTGGTATGTTTTACCTCATCAACCATTTTTGAGCCGCAGAGGGGCTATACTAATGCCTCAATAATTCATTTACTTGAAGGACATAATGGCGATTGGGCTAAGACAGCCGAGGTAATAAAATCAATGGGCTATGAGGAGGAAAAAATAGAGCAGGTTAAACCTAAAAAAACCGCACACCCGCAAGCTGAGGAAATTATATCGGATTGGAGAAAATATGCCGCAGACCCATTTGAGCATTATCAATATTTCGAGGATAGTAAACACGGCAGAATACCAAAAGGCTTACCAACAGGTTCAAGCGAATTAAATCAATACTTCAGGTTTAAAAGAGGCAATTTTGTAGTAGCCAACGGGATGCCAAACGTCGGGAAATCGCTAATTATGTGGTACTTGGCTGTTCTTAGCAATATGAAACACGGGTGGAAATGGATAATTTGCTCTAAAGAAAACCCTGAGCGTACCGTAATGAAAAAGTTTATGGAGTTCTATTTTGTAAAGTCTATTAAATATTTTACAGAGGAGGAAACCCAAAGAGGAATGAAGTGGTTAAGCGATAACTTTGTATTCCTGCAAGTAAACAACAGCTACACAGCAAAGCAATTTGTAGAAATAGGAGAAAGCATTGTAAAGGATATTGATATGGCGGGGTATCTTATTGACCCATTCAGTTCTATTCGATTGGCGGGCAACAACAAAGAGGGTATATATGCTCACATAGAGGGCTTTCTTGACGATTTTCAATTATTCAGTCATACTCACAAATGCGGTATTTGGCTTTCTGCCCACACCAATACCAATGCAAGTAGGAACAGGGGGGCGGACGGTTTTCCAATAGCACCCGAAGCAGCAGACAGCAGATATGGTGATATTTTTACTGCCAAAGCAGATGATATGCTGACTTTTCACAGAATAGTGCAGGACAAGGAACGTTTTAGACTTACCCAAATCCATGTTAGGAAGATAAAAGATTATGAAAGTTTAGGTATGGTAACAGACAGGGACGACCCCGTTATACTTGAACTGAAAGATAATTGTAGGTTTGTAGACAAGAACAGCATTTGCCTAACAACAGAATACTATTATAACCAACCGCCACCGCACAAAACAGAGGTAAAAGATTTTACCGAAACAAAGAGTGAAATAAAAGCTAATACCAACTTTGATAACCCATTTCCAACAGATGAGCCGATACCCTTTTAAAACCCAAGCCGTTCTACTCTATTTAGACGCTGTTTTCTTCTTACAGAGAACAGGCAGCCCAACAAGTTCCGATGCGAAGATACTCGCTTTGTGTTGGTTAGACTTTTGGATAGAACACGATACAGCAAATACAGAAAAACACCAAGCAATTAAAAAACACTTAGCAAAATTTTAATATGTCAGAACAGTTCATAATAAATATCTATAATTGGGATTTCCTAAAGGTAATGATGTAACTTTTAGAAACAGAGAAAAATAATTTTTGTATTTTCAGTTCTTTATTTATATTTGCAAAGTTAACAGCCAGTGCAGGGCTTAACAACTAAAAGAAATTTACCTCTTACGGGGCGGGCTGCACTCCCAAACCGTAGGGGGTTTTTTATTTTATGGAATACTTAGATTTTCTCAAAACAAAAGAAAAGCGAATTGTTGAAAGTGGGTTTGAATGCAATTATTTACACCCTAATCTATTTGACTTTCAAAATTACATTGTAAAACGTGCTTTAAAACAGGGCAGGTTTGCCATATTTGCTGATTGCGGGTTAGGTAAAACATTTATGCAGTTAGAGTGGGCTAATCAAGTTTGCAAGCATACAGGTCAACCCGTATTAATATTAGCCCCATTGGCAGTTGCGGGACAAACAATAAAAGAGGGCAGACGATTTGGTATTGATGTTAAGTTGGCTTTGGTTGATAATACTGCTAACATACAAATTGCCAACTATGAACAACTTGATAACATAGACTGTTCTATTTATAGCGGCATTGTGCTTGATGAAAGTTCTATTCTCAAAAACTTTGAGGGTAAAATAAGAAACCTAATAATTGACGGTTTTGCAAATACTCCGTTTAAATTAGCTTGCACAGCTACCCCAAGCCCTAACGACCCTATGGAATTAGGAAACCATAGCGAGTTCTTAAATATTATGCCTCGAAATGAAATGCTTGCTATGTACTTTGTTCACGACGGCGGAGAAACAGCTAAATGGAGAATAAAGGGGCATTGTGAGGTGTTGTTTTGGGAGTGGGTAAGCCAATGGGCTGTAATGTTATCAAAGCCAAGTGATATAGGTTTTAATGCAGGTGGTTACGATTTGCCCAATCTAAACTATATTGAAAAACAAGTTGAAACAAAAGAACGTGAAACAGGAAAACTATTTAACGATATAGCCATTTCAGCTACTAATTTTAATCAAGAGTTAAGGCTTACTAAAGTTGAACGTTTAGAGAATGTTGCTGATATTGTAAATAACTCAACTGAAAACTTTATCATTTGGATTAAGCAAAATGAAGAAGCTGATTTAATACGTTCACTTATACCCGATGCAGTAGAGGTTAGGGGTAATGATACACCTGAATTAAAAGAAAAACGTTTATTAGGGTTTGCCAATAATGAATTTAGGGTATTGGTTACTAAAACTAAAATAGCGCAATTCGGTCTTAACTATCAGAACTGCCGTAATCAGATATTTGCTAGTCTTGATTTCAGCTTCGAGGGTTTATATCAAGCTATAAGGCGTTCTTATCGTTTTGGGCAAAAAAATGAGGTTAACATATACCTTGTTACTACCGATACAATGCAAAATGTAATTGCCTCAATATGGCAGAAAGAAAACAACTTTAAAAAAATGCAGCAAGAAATGACACTTGCTATAAATAAAAACCTTAACAACTCAATCAAACAAAAACAAAAAAGAGAAATGCAACAAGAACAAACCGAAAACTATAAAATAGCATTGGGCGATTGCGTTCAACTATTACCAACAGTAGAAAGTGAAAGTATTGGGTTTTCAATATTTAGCCCACCGTTCGCTGAATTATATACCTACTCTGATGAGTTAGAAGATATGGGGAACTCAAAGGACTATAAAGAATTTCTATATGCCTTTAATTTTGTTGTTAAAGAGTTGCACCGAGTTTTGTGGTCGGGCAGGAATGTTGCGGTTCATTGTATGGACTTACCAATCCAAAAGGGCAAAGAGGGTTTTATAGGTTTACGTGATTTTAGCGGGTTAATTTTGCAAGCATTTACTGAAGCGGGGTTTATTTATCATAGTCGGGTTACAATTTGGAAAGACCCTGTCGTTGAAATGCAACGCACAAAGGCTTTAGGATTGTTACACAAACAAGTTAAAAAAGATGCTGCAATGAGCCGAGTTGGCATACCTGATTATCTTATGGTTTTTCGTAAATCAGGGGAACACCAACACCCTGTAAATTGCAACATACCTGTTGACCTTTGGCAGAAATACGCAAGCCCTGTTTGGTATGATATTGATTATGGCGACACATTAAACGCAAGGGCAGCGCGTGATGAACGTGATGAGAAGCATATTTGCCCCCTACAGCTGCAAACTATTGAACGTGCTATACACCTATGGACAAACAAAGGCGATACGGTTTTAACTCCTTTTATGGGCATAGGTAGCGAGGTTTACAAGGCGGTTGAAATGGGTAGAAAAGGAATAGGGTTTGAATTAAAAACAAGCTATTTTGACGCTGCCGTACAAAATTTAAAAACTGTTGAATTGCAGAAAAACCAAACAACACTATTCTAATGGAACTAAAGCAAGAAATACCCGACTTTGTGCAGAAGTTGGTAAATAGTCGAGGAAGGCTACTCGCTGCGAATATAGGCAATACGTCGTTTAGCTGCTTGGCTAAACACGAAAGAATAGCTAAGGATTTTGAGTATTGCAAGGCTTTGTATAAGACCAACGAGGCGTGGGCAAAGTTTATGGGACGGCATGAGAAAGACATCAGAGAAGTGCTAATAGCCAACCGTTCGTTATCGGCTATGGAGAACCGACTAATGCTAATCGTGATAAAAATTAACTCGCTATAAACCATACGATTAAGCCAAAAGTGAAAATAATGTTTGGAGGCGATTATTATTTTATTCTACTTTAGTGCCATAGAAACAAAACATTATGTACAAAACAGTAAAGGTAAAAGAGAAAGAGTGCTATCTGCCCGCAAAAACTTATTGCGATAAAAACGGAATAAAGCTACAACACTTTATTTCAGAAGCGGTACAAGAAAAACTGAACAAAACTAAATAAAACCTACAACAATGGAGAATAACACCGAAAAACTATTAAAGGAGAACACTCTTTTAAATGAGGTAAACGAAGCACAAATATTTACCATTGAAAAGCTATTAAAGGAGAACGGAGAGTTGAAAGAGCAACTAAAAATGCTTAATGACATTATTGATAAACAAATAGAAAAAAACAATTAACAAAACACAGCAAATGATAACAGCAGAAGACCAAATATTAATTGGTAAAATAGTAGAGGCTAAATTAAAGCACTACAACTTAATTAGCGACGAATACACCCCATTTGGTGCTAAACTAAAGGATATTGTAGAACCTAAAGGGGTAGTTAATGAGGCAGAGCAAGAAAGGTGGAAACCACGTAAAAACGAAATATATTGGTGTGTTGATTTATCAGCAGAAAACGGCATTATGGACTATGTAAATGAAAATGACGAAATAGATAAACTATTTTACACTACACACAACTACTTTAAAACAGAACAAGAAGCCCAAGAGAAAGCTAATCAAATTAAAGAGTTACTAAGTAAAAAATAAGAGTGCAGCAACACGTAAAAGCCCCCTAAACTTAATTAGAGGGCTTCTTTATTTAAACCAAACAGCATTTCTCTTAATTAAGCACCCCTAAAGCCACATAGTCCTCTTTCTTTTCAAGTATCTGCTGTATAGATGTTGGGTATATCTCCTTGCAGCTTCTTAGCGGAGTATAGCTTTTCTTCATCTCACGGGCTATCTTTCTAACACCCATACCCATATCGGATAGGCTAAACACTTTAAGGACAAAATCAAGCTCGGACTGTTCGACTTCTATACCATTATCTTTATTCAGAGCAAAACCATACAGGGTATTTTTGGCGTATTTCTTTCCTTCAAACTTACGCCTACGCAGAGCCTCCCTTGTTCTTTGCCCTATCAGTTCTTTCTCCATCTCGGCAGCTACGGACAGAGCCATTAAGAATACCTTGCTTATCATATCGTTCTTAACTACAAAGGACTGTTTGATTAAGTGAACCACAACCCCTCTTTCCACCAAAGAGCCTACCACGTTATTAATATCAAACATAGAACGACCTATACGGCTTAATTCTGTTACTATTAGAACGCTCTTATTGGGTATGGCTGATATAGATACACCCCCTGCCCTGTTCTGTGCCTTAGACGAGCCTGTAATGATGTCAGAGAACCATTCGTCAATGACAAGGTTGTTCTTCTCGGCATAGTTTTTTACTTCAAACTCCTGATTTTCGAGTTCCTGACCTGCTGTTGATACCCTTAAATAGGCATAGCATCTTATCTTTTTTGCTTTCATTCTGTTATTTTAGATATGGTAAAGGGCTATCGTCTTATTAAGGCAATAACCCGTGCTAAAGTATGTATTATTTAGATAATAGTTGTGCTGAATAAAGTGTTTATTCGGTAGGGGATTGGCAATAGTGTGTATTGCGTTCTAATTCAGACCCGTTTTTACCCTTATCAGCGGTTTTTCGCTATTCGGTACTTAATCGTTCCTTAAACCATTTAACTGTTTCGTGGGCAAGCATACCGTACCCCCTCAGAGCCATCATTTTCATATTAGCCTGTTGGTAGTCTTTCTCTATTTGTTCCCAATCTATCATAGCTATTTGTTATTTGTGTTTACCCAACGGAAGCCTTTAATCTTTCCCGATGTTGTTTTATTAGGCTCTAAAGTACCACAGGCTGCGTGTCCTAAAGGCACTATCGGATTAAGCCCATTAGGTACTACTACCTTGCCATTGGTCTTTTGGTAGATTACCTCTCCGTTCTTAAAGACAACTAAGGTCTTGGCATTTTGCTCAATCTTTAGTTCGCAGGTTAGTTCTTCCATTGCGCCTTTGCTGCAATCTTTGGCAGCTATATAGATACGCTCTAAGTCGTTGTAGTTGATTTTCATTGGTTCTGTTTGTTTTTTTTAATTTCGTTAACCATAAATAAGGCTGTGTTCATTAAACACAATAGGGTGTTTAGTATGGCAAATCCGTAGTTCTCCAAATACATTGAAGCGGCAGCCCCAAATGCACAAATTAGTGCTGATATTAAATTAATCATAGTTTTAAAAGTTTAAAGGTTTGCGTAAATCTTTCGTGCGGGCTTCTTTCATAAAGTCAATTACATTCTCAAGGTGTGCCGAACCTAAGTCTAAAGAGCCGCAAAGGTTCTTCTTGAATATCAGCTTTCCGTTATGGTACGCTGTGGTCTGCTGTTTTTCTATGCAGGTCGTAACGTTTATACCAAAGGCGGTCTTGCTTGTTAGTTTTGATTGGGTGCGTTTTGTTTCCATTTCTTTGCTATGGTTTTAATTGTTGCTGTTAATACTTTGCCAACCACATAGAGTAGTGGGCAGATGATTGTTAAGGCGGATATGATTAACATAGGGCTGTTCTTTTAATAGTTATCATTTTCTTCGATTATATTCCCATCCATATCGAATAGGAAGTAGTTGGAGGCAATTACCTCGGCTAACATCGCCTCGTTATTATCGAAACGGGCTAAGATGTTTAGGTCGGCTTGCTTCTGTGCTGCGTAGTTGAGGTCTGAATAGAGCATAATTAAAGGGGTTTGATTGATTGCAGGTCGGATAGTTTCTGTGTTATATATACTATAATGGCATTAGCCCGCTTTTCTCCGCTCAAATCATCTTCGCGGATAGCAACAGCCCGTTTCTCTTCCAAAATGTTTAAATCTGTTTCGTATATAGCCTC